TCCATTAGAAGAAATAGAATACAGACGCAGTTTAGCAGAAAGCAAAACCCAATAATAATTTATTTTATATAAGTATATAATATAAATGAATGTTATCCCTAATTCAAATCGTCCTGCTCTTAGTCTATACGACAGTTTACGCGTGGGTTATTTACCTGAAAATAAGAAAGGGTCAGAAATGGCAAAATACGGTTACACAATAGACAAAAAGCTGAGTAACGACAACCAGCAAGTTTATTATAACCCTGAAAGTAAGAAACTCCTCTACAATGTCACTGGGTCTCAATCATTAACTGACTGGGTTAACGTGGACTCTAAATTAGCACTCGGTGGCACAATCGGGAAAGGAATCAAAGCAATCGGCAAACCCTTGGAGCGTGGCATTGAAACACTTCTTCCTTCATCTTGGAAGAACAAATTTGAGCGAGGCTACGAAAATGTATTTGGTGGATTCAAGGATACTGACCGTTACAAACAGGCAGACGAAACATTGAAGAAGGCAAAAGCAAAATATAATCCTGCGGACGTGAGCATCACAGGACATTCACTTGGCGGCCGCATCGTCCAGGACATCGCCAAGAAATCGGACAAGGTATTTGCCCTTGACCCAGGGCAGACCATTGGCCAAAAAGTCAAAGGCAACCAAAATGTTTATCGCTCTGCTGGTGACATTGTTTCACTTGCCAGCGCTGGTTCTAAGAATTTGAAAACGCTTCCAAACCCACATGTCAGGACAATCATTCCCGCTTTAATTAAGGGTGACCCAAAGCAGATTGGCATTGCTGCTGCTATCGATGCCTACCATGCACACGACATCGGCAATATCAAAGACAGCGATATTTTCATTTAATGCATTCGGTTCTGAGTAAACTCTTCAGCCTGCTCTTCATCTTCTTCTATTCCCACGATTGTGAAGGCGAAATTACAGTTTAGCGGGTTTGATGTAAACGCAGTCCCCGAAGCAAGAGGCACTGCTCGCAATGTCAAATTGACAAAATCAAGGTCCCGATTAAAACTTGTGACGAGTGCCGATTGATAAGTATTTGACGTTTGAACTGCCCCATACATCGTGACCGTCCCTAATGTTGCCGTTTGTGTTTGACCTGTGCTTGTTATATACGCTGTCTGATTAATAAAATTGAGTCCTTCCATTTGTAAAATATATGCTTGGTTTGCCGTTTGTGTTGTTGCCAACTGACTTATTGCCGATGTTAAAAATATATTGAACTTCTTATACTTGTCCCACATAGAACGGCACGCCTGACGCATATTTACATTATTCAGCGTGAACTCCGTCGCACCAGCATTGATTATTCCCAAACCAGTTTGCGATGTTGTGAGTCCAAAGGGGTTGATAAACAGCGTTGCTTTCGGAACTTTGTAAATGGGTTTTATGAAAAAACCGATTATGCCTCTGGGGTTGGTTCCTGTAAATGTAAAAGCAAATGGGACTGAGTTATCAAAGTTTTTCAAATTAATTGTGAGATTTGGATTGTCCACATCTCGTTTGAATTGAATTGGGGCATAATTCGAATACATAATTGCTCCGTGTGTTGTTGATGTAGTTGCGTAAATAATTGCTCCTATTATTGGCGATTCCATAGTCATTCCCAGTCTATCTGTGCTATTGCTGTTCTTTGTAGCACTATTGACAAAACTGAGTCCATTCATTTGAAACAGACAATTCCTTGGATTTCCTGATACTGTTCCAATTCCGATATGATTGTTAAACGCCCATTGGATTTCAAAATCCTCATGTTTATCCCAAAAATTACGGCACAAGCGTTTCATATCAAACGCAGGATAATTATACTCTTTGCGGTCTGAACTTACTGTGCGACCCACTTGTGATGTTATTAAGGAACTCATATTAAAACCAAAAAAAGCACACTCATTCATCTCACCTGGTATGACTGGTTCAAATACCAAGTGAAATGCTACATCATTATAACTATTGCCTGCTGGTGGAACTCCAAAGGTGCTTGGACCACTTGTATCATCTGGAAGTGTAATTGTAAAGTTTAAATTAACTATATCGGAAGATTTGCGGAAATTATAACTTTGCCCAGTATTTACAATATATTGATTTTGTGAGGCAGTTGTTTGCTCATTAAAAACCACAAACGGCACATATGTTTGACTCATATACGCTGTATCATAATGGAGATTTTCCCAAGTAAAACCCGCCATATTGTAGCAGACAACGGCGTTGTTCGTGTTTGAAGTTGTAATTGTTCCAGCTGATGCTGCCGACGCAACTTTCATAGTAAACACATCATATTTGTCCCACGCAGCGCCAAGCACATTTCGCATATTAATATTTGAGAAGGTGAAATCTGACTTTGTAGCATTAATCGTGCATGGACTTGTTGTTGAACTTGTTGATAATATCAATGAACCACTTTCACTAAGCATTTATATTATCACTATATTTTATTCTTTGATTCCCACAACGGTAAATGACAAACTGAATTGATTCATTTGCGAATTGAGTGCCACTCCTCCACCATTTACAGTAAAGAGTTGAAACGCTAAATCTACATTCTCCGATTCAGGTTTTCTAAAGCTGCTTAAACTCTCAGGCACCGCAAAACTATCGCTATCTGCCGATGAGGCTGTTGTATATCTGAATATTGGTGTATATGCTACACTTTGTGAAAATGTTGAGGTTGTTGTTGTGCTTAAACAGTTAATAAATTGGAGTCCCTGTATTTGGAAAAACATAAAACGCTGGGTTGCGGTCAATGATGTTGACGTATTTCCTACTCCAACATTCGCACAAACCAAATTGAACTTATCATATTTATCCCACATCGTCCCAATAATGCGTCGCATATTTACATTCGTAAAAGTAAAAGTGGTAAATGTTGAGTTCATTGTTCCAAAAGCATTTGTAGCACCTGCCGACAAGATTTGCGTTGTTAATGTGAAGTTTGCCAATTCATTTTGATACAAATAGTTGAACGGGTTTTTATAAATCTTATCTTTTTGGAATGGCGCAAATGTTAAGAAAAATACTCCCTGTAACAAAGTTGGAACTGTGGCATCATCACGAACAAATGATATAGTGAGTGCTATATTTCCATTATCTGGTTTTATCATTACAAACTCTTGTGTATTAGCATTTTTGCCACCGACATTAAATGAGTCATTCTGTTGGACTGTTTGACTGAAAAAATCTACTGCCGTGTTAAATCCTGCTTGTTTGCCCTGATACGACGCTGGGATTAGATTTAATCCATTTACAAACATAGTGTTTATATTTGCGATTGCTCCTGTTCCAGGATTTACAAATCCAAAATATACTTTGAACGCCTCATATTTTTGAAACATTGATTCGCCTAAAACCAATCGCAAATCTACAAAAAATGTGTATTCAGTATTGGTGGAGTTTCGGATTCCGATTTGTGTTTGTGTGGTTCCTATATTTGCTCCATAGAGCCATAATTTTGCTACTTCTTGGTCCATATTATAATAACAAAATATTTTATTATGATATGTCTAAACTGTTTCCTTTTCTGATTTTATATATTCTTGATGCTGTTTTGTTCTTGGGTGACCACTGGCGTTACATTCACGATATACACCACCACAAACACAAGTTATCATAGGTGATAATTTTGCTAATTCTCTGCGTCTTGCGTTTATTGCTTCTCTGTTTGATTCCAAATGTTCTTTCGCCTTTTGTTTTATTACATCTGCGTTTGCTTGGTAATATTCTGCTTTTTTTTGATGTATTGCTTCTTTATTGTCTTGATGATATTGTTGACTTATTAGTTTTCTTTCTTCTGGTCTGATATGTGCTCTATCCATATTTAAAGTTGGTTTTAATTTATCTATCCAATCTTGCTCTATTTGATTTCTTAAATGAAACTCACACTTGTCTATTATTTCAAAAGTCCAATTTTCCATACCACCATGTTCTCTAATAAATGTATAAAGTTTGATTACATAATTTCTCCGATTTGGATTATTACAATCTACTTTATGGCTCCAATATCTTTCTTGTGCATTTACTGATGACCCAATATAAAAGTCAGTTACTTCGGTATTTTTACAATACAATTTGTAAATATCAATTGTGTTCATATTTATAAATTAATTAGTAAGATGTCTTTAAACTGTTTTTACAAAATAGAATACAATTTAGTAACGACTGTAACACACTCCATTTTCGAACACTAGCACTTGGTCATAATTCGCATACGCACTCTGGAGAATGGTAACGTTTCCAGCAGGAGTGTAATTCGCAATAAAGAAAATATCGCTGGTGTTAGTATTGGTTCCAGAGAAGATGCTTGCCTTATCAGCATTTTGGTAAATCTCAGTATCAATACCAATTACAAATGAACCTGAGTCAAGCAGAGAAGCATCACCAGAACTGGCAATGGTATTGGGAACATCTAATGAGTAAGAAACCAAATCAATAGAAGGTTGTAAACTCAAATCAGCAAGAGAACCAAAGCATTTAACCGCCTCAGAATAAAATTCAGGGACTATCGTAGGAGCAGACGATGGTAGCACTTCCGAACCAATTCTGAAATTATAACTGGTAAGTCCATATTTACAATGAGAATTGGGATATAATCCATCAGCACCAACAGAGGTTCTTGTGGCTACAAAGATAGACTTAAGAGACGAAAATTTTGCCGGGATAGGCATTGACACCTGCGTGCCAGCAGTGGTAATCGCAGCACTATTGGTATAAGACCTGAAAGAGGGCAAGACCATCTGCATTGGACTAGAAGAACCAGATTTGATGGCAGAAACAGCGCTGTCAGGTAGTTCCAAAAATTCTCCACAATAATTTATGCCAGTAACGGCAAAGGTTTGAGCAGTGGCACTTCCAGCAAGAGACATCATACTTGTTACAACAGATGCTTTCAAAACAATCTCAACACGGAGGGGAGCAGCAGTCATCTCCCACAAAGGCAAATACTTATCACCTGCTAAAGCGCCAACCATAGAAACCAAGTTGATAGCAAAAGGCACAGTGGTGGCAGTAGTTGTAACGCCACTTGTAGCGCCACGATTTACACCTCTGACGATAGTTCCTGAGGTAACATTATATTGAGGATTTGTGGCACTGGTCACAGCAAGGCGACCCTTAACCGTATCGTCGGAGGCCTGGAAGTCATAAAGGATTTTCGCCAACTGGGCATAATTATCAATATCCTCTAAAAGGTTAGAGCCGTGAAACACACGGATTCTCTGGATAAAACCGTGAACACCTGCTGACTCAAAAGTAGCAGCAGTAGCATTAGCAGTAGCGCAAGATAAACTGAGTGTGCCTCTCAAATAAGATTCAGAGGGAATGAGAGCAGTATTATTTCTTGTGGGGATATTAATGGTAATTGTATCACTTGGTGAAAATGAACTTCCACCTTGAGGTTGGATTTGCGTCAAATATCTACGGGCAGGGGCAGACTCAACTTTGGATTGAAACTTGAGATTAGCAGGAATCATATTATAATAATAGTCCAGAAAATAAATAATGAGTTAATTGTAATTAATTCATTATTTTGCTAAATAAAATTGGGAGGCAGACTAAACCCCTAATTTATCGCTTCAAAACATTTCTTTCTAAACCCGCCGAAACTTTTCTTGTTAAAGCTTCAGCAACCTGTTTCGCAACAGGTCTCATCAATAGCGGTATTTTACTACCAATTCTATTCTTACCAAGGGGCATTTTAAACCCCATCATAGCGCTACCTAGTGGTTTTTTATATCCAATCATTTATAAACTATAACAATATTTTATTCTTCCTTAATTGTTTTAATCCGTGAATTTCACACAATCCAATTGTAACGTCATTTGATACTGAACCCCATTCATGTCAACAAGCCTATTTTCATTATCCAAAATGCGAATCTGTATTTGGTCCAATTTATTGACATACAAATTTGTTCTAAAATTGTTATTATTCGTATAAGTAATTATGCTAAATGGCGCAACATATACTGGAATTGTCGCTAAAATATTCTGATTATACGCCTGCGCTATATTCACATTATATGTAGGAAAATTGATTTCAATATTCAGCGCCCGAATCTGATTCACATTTACACAATCACGGCTATACAATAAATTCGCCGCCGACTCAGTATTTGTGGTTTTGCTAAATCCGAGCGCATGATTTATTGTCGAGGCATATATTATAAAGTTACTTGTCGCATGAGTAATCAAGAGTTTGCTGGTTATACTGTTATACGTTATTGTATAAGATGCGCCCATTGCTGTTTGGATTACCCCTACAAGTTGGGTTATATTATAATTACCTGGTTCCACATAATATGTTGTAGCTGGGTCACCTACCACTCCAAAGATGAAAGTGTTATCGAAACTGCTAATACTGTAGAAACTGTAGGGGATAGTAGCATTTTGTAAAGACAAATAGATATGATGTCCATCTGGGATTTCAATCACCGGTAAATAATAAATACTATTCGCTATATTATCGCCTATAGTCTCCGTCGCATAACGACTGTTTAAAAATATTTGTATGCTTTCAATATGTTCCATTATTTGTTAGTTACTATATGATGAGATTATTTGCTAAAGCTTGTTACTATCAGTAATTACTAGTGGATTGAAATTGCGATACAGCTTATTCTCAATCGTATCTATATCTAGATGCGAATACTCCTGTCCAAAAATATAATCATATATCTTCTTAGCATCATCCTCCTTCATTTGTAACAACTCCTGATTCACCGTATTCCACTCCTCACGATTCTTCGGTTTAAAAATGGTAGCATATGTCGTCTGCTTTCGCAACATTTTGGGGAAATACATATACGACTGTAATGTAAATATAAAGCAGGTATTAAGATGGCGCGCTTTAATCAGCATTGTATTAAGCAGCTTCTGAACATCCTTCTCCTTAAGGCTACTAGCAAAATCATCTATGACAACGCAGTTATATTCCATCTCTTCATCATCATCATCATAATCCTCCTTACGCTCTTTAAGCTCTGAATGTAAATCCTCTAATGTATCCCTTGTTAGTTCATGATAAACTTTATCATGCTTTTCAAACGGATGATTCTTAACCGACATGAAACTGATAGATGGTGTGAACAAATACAAATTATGAAACTTCTTATGGTAAGACCCACCCTTTCTAAACTGATTTAATAGCAGACTAGTCTTACCACTGCCTCCGCTACCAACTAACAAATATATCATTCCATTGCGCCTAGATATTCCATCTGGTATATCTTTCACATATTTATCCATCTTCTCCTTGACAGGCTTTATGCTCTTAATATCATGGTTGACTTCCTCTTTAATCTCCACTATTGGCATTTATATTACCCCTATATTATTATTATGTCATTTCATTTAGCACAATTGTTTAATTAAGAAAAATTAAAATATTATGCTTTGTATATAGATGGACGACCAACTTGACGACACCATAGATGATGTGGGACTTACTAAACCCAAGAAAAACCGCTCGGAAGCACAAAAAGCCGCTACTGAACGAATGCGCAAAGCATTAGAACTAAAGCAAACATCTAGCGGGAAATTATCAACAGACGAGAAAAAGTTACGCTTACAGGCTATAAAGGAACAACTTAACGGTCCTCTTAAAAAGAATATGGACAAGACACCTTTTGCTAACGCTAATGTTATGAAGGCAGCAATTCCTGAACCCGAACCTGAACCTGAAACTGAATTAGAAGAAGAAGCACCACCACCGCCACCACTAGCACCTAAGAAAAAAGAGAAGAAAATTCTTTCCCAACCCAAGAAGGAACCCAAGGTCGTATATGAATCAGCTAGTGAATCTGAGGAAGAAGTAATCGTAGTTAAAAAGAAAAAGAAACCAAAGAAGAAGACCATCATATATGAGGACGCAACTGAATCAGAAGAGGAAGAACCAGTAAAACCAGTAAGGAAAGAACGAGAAACTAAGACACAACAAAACTCAGCATCCAAATTTAAAGTGACCCCTGGCATTGCTGAGAAACCAAAAGTTGTATCACCATATTACTTTGCGGATTAAAATATTTTGTTAGTATAAATGAGTTCTCCATACACTTACAAAAATCAGTTTAACAAAAAGTATGGATTTGAGCAGGATACTCCTCACAGTTTAACTGACATCTCAAAAATCACAGACTACAAGAAGTCAGGACTACAGACCATCTTTAACAAGGGTGTAGGAGCTTTTAAAACTAATCCTACCAGTGTGCGTCCTGGTATAAGGTCTCCTGAGCAGTGGGCACAGGCACGGGTCTACAGTGCCGTCATGGGTGGCAAAAGCGCCACAATTGATAAGACCCATTTGATTAGGAAATAATTGATTTATAATAAATATATTGTTATTATAAATGTCTGACGATAATGATGCGGATTGGGTTTTTGTATTTGACGAACCATGTCACTGCCTACATACTATTTGGGATTTGGACACCGGCAAAACTATGCTACATACTGTGAAGGAGGAGGGTCGCATTAATAACTTGGATTTGATACAGTATAGACGCCCTACATATATGAAGGGCAATAAAAAATCACAGGGAAGCAGTTATAGCGACGTGTGCCTCGGGCTAGTAAAACGCTTGTTTAATTAAGGTCTATGGTATGTTGAAGTTGGTGGGAATTTTTTTTTATTTTATAATACTCATAATAATCAACTAATGCCATATATTTCTTTTTATGTCCATTGCTTGCTAAAAAATCTATATATTGTGGGTCTGTTTCACATATATGCTCATATGTGTCACCATCATGTTTCTTACCCAGATTCTTAAAAATCTTATTTTTATTTGTTACAATTGTTAATTGGTCTATTAATTCTTGATTTTCAAACTTTGTTATACACGATGAACCTAATGGATACAAAATTTTATCATTAATATTATTCTTAATTGTATACGCATATTTTATGTTTTTGTGTCCACAAATACAATCAATATGCTCTGTATGCTCACTATCATTTACAATAGACCATTCTCTTATTGCTTCTTTAACTAATGGTGACTCACTATGTAGTAATATCATATCAAGTAATGACCACTTAGCTGACATTATATATTTGTATGAGATAATAAGTTTCTAAATCCTTTTCCTTAAGTATATGTTTAATCAAAAAGTGATGAGTGGAGAGTGATGACTAGTTTTTGACCCCCATTCCTTAAAAACAGTAAAAATAACCATTTTTTCTCCCATTTTTTCTATTTTGTAAAAACTATATAAAAAATCATCATTTTATAGTTTTTTTTCCAACTGGAGTGAAAACCACTCATCACTCATCACTCATCACCTTTTGATTAAATATAAAAAAAAGTAAGAGTAAGGGAATGGTTATTAGCGTCCCTTTGTAAGACGCAATATGGTCTCATTCTGTTTCATTCTCAATGTTATTCAAGCCAAAGTGACTCATCACTAATTTTACATCAAATAAACAGTAAGCCCCTTTGTTAGAATGTAGACTTGTTGAAATGCCATTTATTTTCAAGTTCTTTAATCTGAGACCAAAGGCTTGTAAAGTACAAGAGTATTCCATTCCACATTTTTCCCTCCAATTATTAAATAGTTCATATTGTTCCTTACCAAATAATTTAATTGGTTCAGTGGCATAGTAATTGTCAAGAACCCAATCTTTCAACCATGATTCAATTGGACTAATAGACATTTCCTTCAAATCATTTTGATATTCAGTTTCAGGAATAGCTAATGAACCAAACTTATCCATGCCAGGAATAGATTTGAAATACTCGTAACAAGATTTAACAGCATTCACATCACCAAGCAACTCGTAAAGTTTATTAAAGTATGCTTTGTTGCCAATTAATTCATCACTACTTCTAATAATAAGCTTACGCCTATCATCTTTGCTTGTTGACATAGGATTTTCACTATTTGTAGTAACAATAAAATGATGGAAACTTTCAACATCATATTGCGCGACACCCTTATTATTAATTTTTAGGGTAGGTTCAGTAATCAGCCCTTTAATTTTACCTTCACTTTCCAAGGTCTCTTTTTTAGATAGTTCGTCCATATTCACTAAAAATGCTTCAGCCATTAATCCATTAAATTCACCCCAAACATCACGACTGGGTTGAGTTGTTTGTAATAGTTTTCTAGTGCCAAACATTTTGGAAAACAGTTGTAACAGACTGCCTTTACCAGCTCCTTCCTTTGAAATTAAAACAGGACATATGCTCTTAACCGCAGGATATTGAACCATTTGTGCGACCCATTTAATAAAATAATCACAAACAACTGTATCATTACCAGAAAGAATTAATAAATGATTTTTGAATATTTCAACAGCATCATCCCGTTGTTTCCACTTAGTAACTAATTCCATATCAAAAGGTTTCCACATATTAAAATAATTTGAGGGACATGTTTTGCCAGGTGGAAAAATGCCAACATCATCATAAACTCGTTTACTATCAGATTTATACCATTCGCCAATAAATTGTTTTTTAACTAATTCAGTAGTTTTATTTACTTTATTATAAACAGGTTCAAAAAATAGTAAATCCTCATAAGCAGTTGTAAATTTATCTTTATTAAAGATAATCACACGATTTTCAAACTCCCTAATAAAGAATGCTTTGTTTTTGATTTTACAATGTGTTAATTCAAAATTAACTTTGATTGATTCAAAAGATTTATCTGCTTCACAAGGGATAGGCTCAGTTAATACTTCATGTTCAACAGATGATTCATTTATAGAATTTAATTTATCCAAATGAATGTGCTCGTCACGATAATCTTTAAATTTCATTTTTACATTCAGTTTAGTTTCTTTTAATATCAAACTGTTAATATCATAAACAAGGGCATCTTTTTGTGAATTATCATTTAATTTTAAACAAAGTCCATCATATTCAAGTAGGACATCGCTTTTATTAATAACTCCTCGTTTTTCCAAATATTTATATACAATAAAAATAATGTGATTTTCAATAGTGCCACACCAATAAGAAGTCACACGACTTTTTAATTCATGTAAATTTTTCTCTTCATCTAAATTTCCCTTTACTCTAAGAGCAATATCAGGATTATTAATGTAAATAATATCCATAAATTTTTTACACTCTTTTAAAAATTCAACAACAATGGGGTGAGGATTAGTTGTTTTTAATGAGATGTTCTCTTTTTTCATTTGATTTAACCAAGTATTATGTCCTCCACCATAAATAGCAATATTAAAAATATCTTTTACATTATCATCGGTAAGTATGTTATCATCAGCAGTATAGTATTCACGCAATTCATTTAAAATAGTAGGTTTATTATCAATATAGTTTTTAATGCTAGGAAATTCTTTTTCACGCTTATTTTGTTTTGCGATTTCATATAATATTGTAGAATGTCCAGCAATCATATCAAGGTCACTCCAATCTAGAGCGTAAAATATAGTATGTTTCATGTGTCTTGAAATACAAATTGGTGAGATACTATTCTCAGGATAGAAACGACCAATACCGTAACGTGGAGCATATTTAACTTCTAATTCATTTTTCTTCATTACATCAATGATAGTTTTTAAAGCTAATTTACGGTCATTAATTTCATAGTCACTAATATTACGACTATTATACATTTTTGTCATAAGACCATAATCAAGTGTGATAGTAAATTTGCTTTTAAAGCATAAGTAGGCAGGAAGCTTGTCTAAAGCGATTGTCCAAGAATTCAGGAACTTCATTTATATATATACTAAAGATTATATATTTAAGTCAATTTAAAATAAATATATAATTAATTCAAAATGTTCCTTAATATTTGACATTCTTCATTAAAAAGTAATTTGGATTTTTTTTGTTTATACCAGTTTTTTTTATATTCACTTACAATTTCTTTATTTTCTTGATAATGTTTTTTCATTGCTTGGGCGCAAAGGGCATTGTATTTTTCTTTATTGGCTTCACGCCATTTTATATTGGCTCGTTTTTGTGATTCAGTTGTTGGCATTTATAGAATATAAGGATATTATATTTAAATCAATTTAAAATATAATTAATTCAAAATTTTCCTTAATATTAAGGAAACTCAATAAAATTCCTAATTCGTTTTTTTGTTAGAAATATAATATTGCCATACTATATAAAAGAATATGTTAGTTTATACATTCTATAAGATTGCCATCAAAGGCACAAAGTATTGCTACGTCGGCAGCACAACAAATTTGAACAGGAGAATGGCTAGCCATAAAAACAGTTCACATAATTACTTACAACCCAATTACCATTTTAAGTTGTATGAGGTCATCAGAGAACACGGTGGGTGGGAAAATGTGGAATGCTTCATAATAGCGGCTCATCAAGTGGATACCAGATGTAATGCGATGGTTCAAGAACAGAAGTATATTGTCCAGCATAAAGCCAATCTCAATTCAATGTCTGCTACATCATACAGTCTAAACACATTATTTGAAATGAAAGATATGACACCAACAGATACAGTTGAAAATAAATTGAAGCGCTCAAGACTAACAACTCAAATTTGGAAAAAGACTACAGGCAAAGAGAAATATAATGCTTGGCAGGCCAAGTATATGAGAGGCAGAATGGCGTATAATACACAAGCCAAGATGTTGCGATATTGTTTGTTATAAATAAGTTGTTGTAATATAATATATTATAAGGACTTAAAGAACAAAGTAATTACTTCTGATAAGTAATTGGATACTTCTTCATAAACAGGTCATGGTTCTTATCAAAGCTTGTAGTAGGTCCCCATAGAATCCAGCGACTCAAAGCCCCGGCTGAATATGGGTTGTTCCAATTCTCTCGCTTCTCATGTCTTGCTAAATAGGCGGCACGCTTAGCTTCGTCGCCATGGTCAATATAAGTCTGACCACCTGCTTGCCCAAAATGGACAATTTTTCCTGAATTAAAAGTTGCCATAAAGCGCTTTCCTTTGCGTGTTGATTTTTCAATTAGCATTTTCTTTTAAGATATACCAACATTATTATTTGTTAGTTGCTCCTCTAATAATTTCTGTTTAAAAGCTTCTTTCTTTATAAGCAATTCATCTAGTTTGGTTTTAATATTGTAAGCCCGCAGAGCAGTCTGACCGGTAAGTTTTAGATTAGCCTTTTTAGTGTGATATACTTGACGCCCTTTAGCTAAAATATGTTGACGATGTTTATAATAATATTCTAATGCTTTTTTATTATGTTCTAATCTTTTATCGTTTGACATTGAGTTATATTATTGGTATATTTTTAAATATTGAAATATACCAAATGGAGTATCAGCTAAAGTGTGAGATTAAATGTTGTAGAATTTGTAATGAGTTTATTGAACAAACTAACAAATTAGTAATTATAAATCACAAGTATTACCACCGGGATTGTATTATTTTTGGTCGTGAATTTTTATATAAACCTTTGCTTGTCCAATCCCCGAACCCATTGCTTCAAAGTCATCAGCCATATCCTCATTAGCAATCATAAGCTGTTTATACTTGCTCGTGAGATAGAAATGGCGCAAACTATTAACAGAAATCTTTTTACCAAATAGCGCATTGAGTCTCTGGTTAAGAGTCACACTGGATAATGGTTCTAAATTAGTATTGAATAGGAGTGTGTCAATTTCTTTTGGTATAATAGCAATCCACTTTGTTAGTATCTTCTTTAAAGCAGGTGGAATATCCAGAGTTTGTTCTCCTTTTAATTCCTTGCCCATCTTTTGAGCAGTCTTATATTTATTGAAAACAAATCGTTCTTTCTTTAAATCCATGTAGTTGTCTTTATCCTTGTCGTAATTCTGATACTTCATGTCCACATAATCAAGACTTCTTCTGGGAACTATGTGACCATAATAGAGAGACAATATAATATAGTTTTGAATGTCCATTAGGTCAGCAAGTCTAGGCGATTTCTTTTTAAAAAGAAGCTCAGCGTCTCGTTTCAATCTGTCGGCAAGTGCTTCAATCTCATCATGATTGATTGCTGAGTTTTCCAGTTTGTCTGTGAGTTCGCTCTTGCTTGTCTCTTCATTATACTCTTTGATGTCCTCCATCATCTGAGTCTTATATTCAGCAACATCAGGAGCAATACATACAAGTGCAGCCAAGTAAGTCTTACGGGTGCCAAATGATTTCTCATTAAGGAACTCCATTATTTGCTTATGGTCTTCAAAATGTTTCAGACTAACATCATTGATGTTACCAAATACGTTCTTATATACGGAGCGCAATAGGGAGTTATATGTCTTCACACTATTGGCTGACATATTGGGTTTGCGTTTCTTTAGTTCATCGGAGAAGTCCATTGTAATAATATTAGTGGAGATAATAAGTTGCTAAATAAAAAAGTAATTTAATTAATAATGTTTTGCTAGATGGCGCTAGGTAAGTATTTAATTAAGACAAATTGTGCTAAAATTGTGAGGCAAGATGGTGCGACCACCTGCGACATAACCAAAATTAAGCACTTAATTAACAAAACAGCACATAACGCTAATCCAGAACTATATTAAAAATTTTTAATATAGCCTTTAACTGGTATTTTAGCTGTTATATTAGGCTACAGCTTAAATTCAGTTATGTCACAGCATAGAAACCAAAACTATATACTTAATTAAATATCCAAGACCATATCTGCTAAGGATTATTTTTATTATACCAATCACATCAAGCGACGCCAAAGTCAGCACCACATTTGCTGCCAACTTTGTAGTCCGTGTTTGATTCAAGAACTGCTCTATTAACCAGTCCTGTATTTTCTCTCTAACATAATCTTTTATCTGTTGAATTATTCAAAGCACTTTACGTTTGAACCAATCAGCAATACAACTGGTAGCAAGACGATACCAAGGGTGAGCAATGATATGCTGGTTGTCATGGAGGAACTCTATATTCTTACTAAGTATTTCAACATCATCTGCTGATAGGTTTCCATATAATGTTTTGTATATTGTGACGAGAAGCAACTTCTTATCTATCTTCAGTTTATCATTCTTCTCTTTGTTCTTAATTCCTGAGTTCTCAATCATATTACAAATCAATGACAGTAATTCCATACTGTGTCTATTAGCACGTATCTCCCCGGGCAACTCTGTAATGCGTCCTAAAATGCGGTCACGGACTTTCGCAATCTTTGCGTCCTTCCATAACTGGTTGGCTGGTTTCAAAAAGGCAAAACTTGACATTATAATAATACAGAATATTATATTTTATATTTTGTATTATTTTTTGAAACTTTTGGTTTATCCTATGCGGGTCCAAGAAATAGCAGCAGCAATTGTTGGCGCACTCCCTGATGCTGGTTGTGCTCTCGCATTAAGAAAAAGCGCAGTAGATGCTGATACGGTCACAACACCCGACAAAGATATTTTAAGTCTATCTCCTGTAACAGCACTTGTTTCATCTTGTTCTCGTAGATACGACAGACCTGCCGATGCTTCAGTTGCACTTGCTGTAGTTAATGATATAACTGCTTCAAAATAATTTATATTTGCTGCCGATACTCCAGCAAGAGTAATTGTTGCGTGAACTAACCAAACGCCTTTTGATGGGAGATTCCAAGTTTTCTCTTGCGTCATTGTAGTAGCCAAAGCGTTTGCTGTGAGTGTGGTTGTATTTTTGTATCCCAAAGCAGTATTGTTTGTTGGTGGATAAGTGGTTTGCTGAATTGTAAAATCTCCAATTATATTTGTTTTTGTTGCTGTAATAGTTACATCAAACCCAACCCCTCCAGTTATATAAGTCATTCCTACTGATATTAATTGTAGTTCCGAACCGCAATTTATTGTTATATCATTCACACTATCTAAATCAATATCATCTCCTGATGTAAGTGTAAGTGTTGTTCCTGATTGGATCAACGCAGACGTTGTTGATTGTATCTGAATCCCAGTATTCAAAGCAAGAATCTCAACAGCACCACTTTGAATTGTCATGGTTCCTTTGTTGTCATCTAATGAATTGCCTTTTTCTTGAATTATCTGTCCGTCAAAAGTATTTACTCCTGCGGTGTCGCCCATCAAATTAATAATAACTTGGTTGTTTGCTAAGATGCGAGTTAAATCTATTTGCTGAGTTGAACCTGCCAATTTACAGAAACGAGATGCACCGCAAAATGTCTCCTCAATTGTTGGATTGAGTTTTTTTATTAATGTTCTTGATGTCCCGAGTCCATTTCCGTTAAACCACTGAAACGCAGAATTGCTGTCTCCATCTATTTCGCAATTCAAAAACTTACGACTCCCCACCCCGCTGTCAGTCCAGAACCCCAAATAGTCATAATCATTCCCTGTGTTATTATCATATAATACCAGTTTCTTTTGCGAAGTGAGTAGGGTTCGTGTTATATACATTTTTCCTGCGGTTATGGTCGCATCATTAGTAACTTCAAAATTATTATTGACCAACAGCGAATCCATCTGAGATGTGCCTCCTGTGCTTGTAAAAACATTTGTTGTTGAGATTAATCCAGAAGAAGTGATTCCAGAACCAAATACACTTGCGGTTGTTGGGTGGAGTTCAACACCTGCTATGGTAGTGCCAACATTGAGACGACTTGAAAATGAGGTTCCTGATAATATCGCATACGATTGGTCTACTGTTTTGACTTCTAATGCTATTATATCTCCCTGTGCTGTATTCATTTCGCCTTGTAATACACCAATTGATGCGTCTTGTGCTGCTTGTGACGCATTATTGGTTACAATATATCCTGCTAGGGTCGCCGCCGTTGTGGTTGCTAATGCTAACGCTGAATATGCTACTGGTCCGTCACCATTTTCACCTCTGAAACCTCGGGGTCCTCTGTCTCCTTCGGGTCCTGTTGGTCCCGTGGGTCCTCCTGATGGTCCTGATGGTCCTGTTGGTCCTGTTGGCCCTCCTGGTGTTCCTGGATTGCCTTGTGTTCCTGTAGCACCTGTAGCACCTGTAGCACCTTGTGGTCCTGTTGGTCCTATTGGTCCTTGTGGTCCAGCCATAGTATTCATAACTTGTTGAACCGTTATTATGACACTGGGTGTCGCTGGTCGTGTAGGAGATGCTCCCGCCACATCGTGATGTAAAAACATATTTAAGTCTGTTGAATGCCACGCTATCTCAATATAATCATTCGCATTTAATTCAAGCATAAAATTAAGTGCTGCTATCAGTTTATCATTATTACCTTCCAATGAAAACAAACTGTTTGAATCTGCTATATTTGAACCATTCTTGGCAAACCATACTTCCACATTATCTTTGCCTCCATCGCTTTTATCAAATTGCGCTGAAAACTGAATATTATAAACTCCCGCATTTAACACTTTGATTTGGGAACTGGTCGCTCCTATTTCAACATCATTATTATTTGGGTCGCTATTATTTACCGTCATAAAATTCGCACTTGTTGCGCCAGCATTGGTTTGGTCTACATCACTCCAAAAGGCGCCCCAATATCCGGTGGTTTGTAGACCTACAACAATATTATCAATTTGGTCTTGTATTGTTTCATTTGTATTTATCCCTTCCAACATATCAAATTGTAGGTCTGAGATGTCAGGGTCTGTTTTTGTTAGTATATTTGTATTGACTTCATCCGCATTAACTGTTGCTAAATTGGAAAGGAAATTGTAACTGGTGAATTCCAAATTATTTATACTCATTATTTCTTATATTATAATAATATTATATTATATAAAATGAGTCGTATCTCAAACATGAACAGTGTATCCGTGAGAACTTATGGACAAAACAGTGACACTTTAGCCGTTATTCGTGAATTGAAAAAGCTAGGCATTATCAAATCTGCTAAACGTAAACCCAAATCAAAAGCAAAAATGATGGACGAGTTAAAACAAGAATCCGATATGGTTGGATATGTCAAAACTTTAGAAGGACAATCTGGACGAGGAAACCCAAACATATTTTCATTGAGGCAGATTGAACCTGGGATGAGTCAGCAACAAATCACAGACATTGAAAAACGGAACGCTGCTGGAGTTGCCACACTTCGTGCTGAAGTCCAACAACAAAGATTAGCTGATATTGAACAACAACAAGGACAACGCTTTTCCGATATTTCAAAACTAGGTGGAATAATGAACCCTATATTAGAACGTTTCAGAGGCGCACAAGACCCTGGCGCTGGGCAGCGTGTTGACCCATTTACACAAACAAGCACAATTTTTCTTCCTGACATTCAAGAGGAAACTTTTACAGAAACTCTTAATGAAGGTGGTCCAAAAGCACAACCACAAGTTCAAACGGAACTTTTTTCTGAAGGTGAGGAACTAGCCGCACGACTAGCCGCAGTAGTAGGAGCCGCACGATTAGGACCCCAAGAAAGACTTCAGATTGGCGAGGGCACTGGTATGTCAAGTGCTGCTGCTCAAGCTTTGGGTATGCCCGAATCATTTATTGCCAAGACTAAAAAAGCAACCAAACCAAAAACAAAACTTGTTTATGACCTACAATATATTGCTGATGAACTTGCGCTTGGGAAAATACCAACTATGAGAAATAGTTATACTGCTATTGAAGACTACTATATTGCTTTAACTGATTTACCAGTTGGAGAAGATAGAGATGTTAGTCTAAATTCTAAATCAGATATACTTAATGAAATAAATAAGATATTACAAGCGCAAGGAGAAATATAAATAATAATTTCTCACTATAAATAAATGGCAGAATTTTTAGCGCAGCAACCGTTGTTAGAACAAGAAAATGTCCGTGAAGTATTTATTGACCTTGAAAACTTACCTGACAGTTTGATTTATAGATTGGAAGAAGTGGAATTTACATATAGCGCTGCTCGCTTCGGAATGGGCTGGCAAGATATGGACTATTATTACAATCGCATCCCTGCTGGTCTTATGGAGCAATTCCCTTGCTTATCTTATTTGTTAGAAGACTACTGGAAAGAAGCAACCAAAATGACTCCATTAGAAGAAATAGAATACAGACGCAGTTTAGCAGAAAGCAAAACCCAATAATAATTTATTTTATATAAGTATATAATATAAATGGATGTTATCCCTAATTCAAACAAGCCTGGTGTGTCTCTTTACGATAGTCTTCGCATCGGCTATTTATCAGGAAATAAAAAAAAGGGGGAAGAGATTTCCAAATACGGTTACCAGATAGACAAAAAGCTGAGCAATGAGAATCAGCAAGTTTATTATAACCCTGAAAGTAAAAAGCTTTTGTATAATGTCACTGGGTCTCACAATTTGACCGATTGGGTTAATTCAGATTTGAAACTTGCTCTGGGTATTCGCAAGAATGAAGGCAAACCTATTATTGAGAGAGGGATTGAAAAACTGCTACCTGAATCTTGGAAAAAAGGTTTTGACCGCAGTTACGAAAATGTCTTTGGTGGGTTTCGTGACACTACACGCTATAAGGAGGCAGATGAAACTTTAAAGAAGGCAAAGGCAAAGTATAATCCTGCGGATGTGAGCATATCTGGACACAGCCTTGGGGGACGAATTGTTCAGGACATCGCAAAGAAGTCGGACAAGGTATATGCTCTTGATGCTGGTTCAACAATTGGAACTAAGGTGAAGGGCGGTCCTAATCGCAATATTTATCGCACCGCAGGTGATGTGGTGAGTGGAACTACTGCGTGGAATCAACACGTCCATACATTAGCAAATCCTCATATTAGCAAAATCTTACCTGCCTTATTTACAGGGGACCCTAAAAAAATTGCTGTTGCTGGTGCCATAGATAGTTTTAACGCACACAATATTGAAAATATTAAAGGGTCTGATATATTTGTATAAAGGGTATAAAAAGGAGACATATAGTATATATAAGATGATATATACGATATACAAAATAAGTATTGCTGGTGAGGATTACATTGGTTCAACAAAGGATTTGAAACATCGGAAAGGGCAACATAAAGCTACTTGTAATGTTGAAGGTAATCCACATTACCATTACAAACTATACCAACATATTCGTGCTAATGGTGGGTGGGATTGTTGCGAAATAACGCCAGTGGAAGAGTTTGAATGTGAAACAAAGCAACAAGCGTGTATCAGAGAGGAATATTGGAGAAGGGAATATAAAGCACTTTTGAATATGAGAAAAGCATTTGAAACAGAAGAGGAACGGATTAATCTTCAAAAAAAAAGTAATATGAAAGCATGTAAAAAACGAAATGAAAAATCAAAACAAGAAATACCTACCGAATGCGAATGTGGAGGTCATTATAAAAAAAAATGTAAAGCAGAACATTTCAGAACAAAACTCCACCAAGAATTTATTTCATCCAGTTCTGAGTAAACTCTTCAGCCTGTTCTTCATCTTCTTCTATTCCCACTATTGTGAATACAAAATTACAGTTTAGCGGGTTTGATGTAAACGCAGTCCCCGAAGCAAGAGGCACTGCTCGCAATGTCAAATTAATAAAGTCAAGGTCCCGATTAAAACTTGTAACAAGTGCCGATTGATACGTATTTGACGTTTGAACTGCCCCATACATCGTGACTGTCCCGAATGTTGCCGTTGTCGTCTGACCTGTGCTTGTTATATAGCTTGTCTGATTAATAAAATTCAATCCTTCCATTTGTAAAATATATGCTTGGTTTGCCGTTTGTGTTGTTGCTAACTGACTTATTGCCGATGTTAAAAATATATTGAATTTCTTATACTTGTCATACATTGAACGTAAAGCCTGTCTCATATTTACATTATTCAGCGTGAACTCCGTCGCACCAGAATTGATTATACCCAAATTGGTTTGCGATGTTGTGAGTCCAAAGGGATTGATAAACAGCGTTGCTTTCGGAACTTTGTAAATGGGTTTAATAAAAAAACCGACCATGCCTCTGGGGTTGGTTGATGTGAATGTAAAAGCAAATGGGACTGAGTTATCAAAGTTTTTCAAATTAATTGTGAGATTTACATTGTCGCCATCTCGTTTGAATTGAATTGGGGCATAATTCGAATACATAATTGCGTTGTGTGTTGTTGATGTAGTTGCGTAAATAATTGCTCCTATTATTGGCGATTCCGTAGTCATTCCCAGTCTATCTGTGCTATTGCTGTTCTTTGTAGAACTATTGACAAAACTGAGTCCATTCATTTGAAACAGACAAATCCTCGCATTTCCTGATAGTGTTCCAATCCCGATATGGTTGTTAAACGCCCATTGGATTTCAAAATCCTCATGTTTATCCCAAAAATTACGGCACAAGCGTTTCATATCAAACGCAGGATAATTATACTCTTTGCGGTCTGAACTTACTGTGCGACCCACTTGTGATGTTATTAATGAACTAAGATTGAATCCAAAAAAAGCACACTCATTCATCTCACCTGGTATGACTGGTTCAAATACCAAGTGAAATGCTACATCATTATAACTATTGCCTGCTGGTGGAACTCCAAAGGTGCTTGGACCACTTGTATCATCTG